GTTGTAAGTCATTGAAAAACAACGATAAAAAAATCAGCGGGACATCGGGACAAAACGGGACATTTAAAAAAACCCACGCAACGGGACATCTCCCCCCCCCTAAGAGGGGGGAGAGTGTACCGAGGGCCGAAAAAAGAGCTTGATATTCTCTAACAATTTAATATAATAGAACCTCAATTTTATAGGAGAGTAAAGTGAATTCAGAAAAGAGCAAGGCTGGGCGCAAGCCATTTGAAGATCCGAGCATGGTAAAGATTAACCTGACCGGCAAAGTGAACCGGGATCATGTTGAGAAAGTGATCCGAGTTGGAAATGGAAACGTATCGCTCGGAATGAGAATCGCAATCGAAGCGTATCAGGAGAATGGAAAATGAGAGAGTTTGCATATAAGGCGGGACTAATGATCGCCTGGCCTATTATCACAGTGGTAGTAATTGCACTAGTGTTGCTGGCATTTATAGCCGTATGGTTCTACCTACCATTTGGGGAAGTGAGGCTCAGAAAAAAATCAAGCGGGGAATATGAGATTGAGCTTGATGGCGAAGAACACGACACAGACGAACACGAACAAGGCTGGATGTAATGTGCCAGAAAATCACGTATGCAAATAGAGCGGAGGCACTACAGGGTGTCTCACAGCTCAAGGCGCAACACAAAAAGACCAGCAAGCGGTTTAGGAAAAACCCAAAGAACGGAAAAAAGATGACAATCTACGATTGCAGCTTCTGCGACGGATGGCACACGACCACAGTAAAGAAAAGGAAATATTGAAATGAGAGAAAAATGTTACACCAATTTGCTGGAGAGGCGGGAGATCGCCAGAAGGAGATTGAACAGGGTCGCTGATGAATTGTTATTTATCAACAGTCAGATTACGCTGGTCGGCAGCGACAAATGCTGGAGCTGTGAAAAGACAGGCGATACCACCGATCTGACGATGTGCGAGATTGGTAATAATAATTACCCTAAAAGTTGTAAGGAGTATAAGCCGAAATGAGTGACCAAGACAAGATTGACCAGCTAGAGGCGCACAATAGGGCGCTGGTTGAGGCGTTGGAAGAATTGATTGCAATTAAATCCTATAAAAACCAGCACGGTAAAGATGAGTGGTATGAGGAAAAGCAACCCATAGCATGGGAAAAGGCAAGGCAAGCTCTCTCCAATTCCCCTGTAGACCTATACCGTAAGGAGCAAGAGCGTGATGAGCTGGCTGCTCAATTAGAAAGGATTGATTTGCTGGGTAATAAATTTGACCGTATGCATAGAGACGACTTGCCTAGCAGATATGTTGCAGAGCAAATATTTCTAATTCTACATGAGGAATCACCATCTACATCCCTAGCAGAACACGACAAGCGGGTGCGGGATGAGGGGATTGAGGTGTGTGTTGTATCCCTAAAACATGAATATGCAGATACCACAGTCAACACTGACGGAGCTAGGTGGTATAACGAAGCGGTGAATGACTGCATTCAGGCTATCCGCGCATTAAAGACAGGAGAGAAGAGATGAGCAAGGGTGATCACGGATTACACGATAGAACAAAAATCCCGGCGCATGAGATGGCATATAATTGGATGGGCGCATTTGGAGAGAAGTGGTGTGTAATAGCGCCGAAGGGTAATCGGCTGGGCCGGAAATTTAAAAGCTACGAGGCAGCGAGAGAGTGGGCGCTTAATGAGTACTCAGGCGATGTTGAATTCGGATTGGTGAAGGTATGAGCTTTATCAGGGCGCTATTATTTGAGCATTTATGGGGTGGCGATAATGGGAATATTGAGAAGATGCAGACATCCCTGGTGATCTTTATCTGGCTGATGATCGCCAATGTAGGGCTAATAATTGCCGAGTTTTTGTGTAGAGTGTAGAATATAGGCTCAATCATTAATCCTTGTGGGGTTTTGTCATGCCTAGTGGGCAGAAAAAAACAGCGAATGTTGGTGGAAGACCAACAAAGTACAGCGCAACGGTGCAAAAGAAAGCTGATTTCTATTGCGATAACTACCAAGACTATAATCACCCCATACCAATGGCGGCAGGATTGGCTAGAGTGCTGAAAGTTGCGCGTAGTTCGCTGTATGTATGGGCGGAGAAGCACGAAGAGTTTTCAGACACATTAGAGAGAATCAACACATATCAAGAGGTTGATTTGATTTGCGGTGGCCTCAGGGGTGAGTTAAACCCGACTATCACAAAGATGATGTTGGCGGGCTTTGGGTACAGCGACAAGCCAAAGGATGAGGATTCAGGTGAAGCGCAACCGATGATATTCAACTTTACCGTTAACCCGGCGGTTGATGAGATTAAAGTGACTAATGCAAGTTAAGCTAATGCAAGGCGATTGCCTAGAGCGCATGAAAGAGATCCCCGATGGCTCGGTGGATATGATATTGGCCGATCCGCCCTACGGAACAACTGCTTGCAAGTGGGATTCGGTTATCCCGTTAGAGCCAATGTGGGAGCAATTGAAGCGAATCATTAAGCCTAACGGGGCAATTGCATTATTTGGCAGCGAGCCATTTAGCAGTTCATTAAGAATGAGTAATATTAAACAGTACAAATATGATTGGATATGGGATAAGAAAAAGGGCGGCAATATTATGTGTCTTAAATACCAGCCATATAAGGTGCATGAAATAGTATCCGTCTTTAATCATAAAAAAGATTGCTATTTTCCAATAATGACAGACCAAAAGGAGCGAACAGGGAAAACTTATAGCAAGGGCGAGGCTAACGGAATTAAAAACTATGGCGACACAAGGATATATAAACAGAAGTACCCGAAAAGCATATTGGAAATGAGTAACGCCAACCAAAAAGGAAAGGTTCACCCAACCCAAAAGCCAATTACTTTAATGGAGTACCTGATCAAGACATACACTAGTGAGGGTGAAACGGTTTTGGATTTTACTATGGGATCAGGTACTACGGGGGTTGCGGCGAAGAATTTAGGCCGGTACTTTATCGGGATCGAGCTGGATGAGGGTTATTTCAACATCGCTCAAGAGCGAATAGATGCAACTTAGTGCGCCACAAGATGTATTTCTAAACGGGTTAAACACAAAATACAGGGCATACGTCGGCGGATTTGGTTCGGGTAAAACTTTTATCGGTTGCCTTGATCTGTTGAAGTTTGCCGGGGAGAACCCCGGAACAAGACAGGGATATTTTGCGCCGACGCATCCTGATATTCGGGATATTTTCTATCCAACGATAGAAGAGGCCGCAACGATGCTCGGTTTTACTATCGAGATCAACAAGGGAAATAAAGAGGTTCATCTCTACAGGAACCGCACCTATTACGGCACGATTATCTGTAGATCGATGCACGACCCTAAGTCAATCGTAGGATTTAAAATAGCTCGGGCGCTGGTCGATGAGATCGACACGATGCCAAAGGATAAGGCGACGCAGGCATGGAATAAGATCGTCGCTCGCTTGCGCTTGGTGATACCTGGCGTACAGAATGGGATCGGAGTGACCACAACACCCGAGGGATTCATGTTTGTCTATGAAAAATGGGCGAATGACCCATCGGAATCATACTCAATGGTGCAGGCCAGTACCTATGAGAACATGGCCTATCTGCCAGAAGATTATATCGACACGCTACTGGAGACATACCCGCCAGAATTGGTTGAAGCGTATGTTCGCGGGCAATTCGTCAACCTTACGTCTGGTACGGTTTTCCATTCTTACAACCGATTCACAAACCGAAGCCAAGAGACAATCCAAGAGAAAGAGCAGCTACGGATCGGAATGGATTTCAATGTAACGAATATGTCGGCTGTTGTTTATGTGTTGAGGGGGGAGACATGGCACGCCGTAGCAGAGTTATCTGGTATCTATGACACGCCAGCAATGATCAAGACGATTCAGGAGAAATGGCCTGAACACTCGATCAGAATCTACCCGGATGCCAGTGGTAAGAGCAGGAAAACAGTCGATGCCTCGATCTCAGATATATCACTATTGGAGCAGGCGGGCTTTGCGGTCTATGCCAACAAAAGCAACCCATTAGTG